CCTAAAGCTTCTGCTGCTCCTCTGCCAAATGCTCTTTCTCTTTCTTGCTCCATCAGTCTGCCACGAGAGCCACCATAAGCCCCTCTGCTTACAGCTTGTGCTCTGTTAGCAATGCCTTGTTTTGCGCTGGCTTCTTGTAGGTCTGATAGTGTTTGTTGCACAACATCTTGTTCAAACGGATTGTAAAACTGTTGGATACCACCTGGCGTGTAGTAGCCTGCTCCTTGTTGCATCATTTGTCCGCCTTGTTGTATGTATGGGGTAAACCCACCAAGGCCACCAGCTAATTGTCTAGCTTGCATTTCAAACGGATCTAATCCTGCTACTTGTTTAACAGGAACTGGTGTAGGTGTCTGTGCTAAACCAAACGCGGATTCTAAAAATCCACGGCGCATAGCCTGAGCATACGGCTCTTCGTATCTAGCAGTAGTTGTAGGGCCTCCACCCCTTGCTGCACCCGTAAAAAAACTTGGATTTACTGACATTATCCCATCCTCTCTGCTTGTTTCATTAAATTGTAAAGATTTCTGGCTCCTAAATTTTCAGTAGCTTTTCTTGTCATTACAAACTCGCCTGGCTCTAGCCTTGCTAGTGTTATATCTCCAGGACCTTCATCTTTGCCAGCACCATGTACGCCACCATGTTTCATTTCTGGTGGAGGTGCATTAGCGTAAGCAACACCTGGCATTAGTGCAGGTTGTATATTAAACACTCTGTAGTCAGGCATACTGCCAAGACCTTGATCGCCATAAGCTTCTGCTCCAATCGGAACTTTTATATCGTCCTTTCTTTGTTCGTTTAAGTAATTTAGTAAAAGCAATTGTCCTATAGGGGAGTTAGCAAAATCTGTAATGCCTCCTGTAACTCCTTGCATGATTCCTTGAGCTCTTTTTTTACCTCCTTTTCTGTCCGCACCAAAGAAACCTAGAATAGTATCAAGCAAACCAGGTTGTTCGGCATTTGCTATTAGCTCTTCTGTTGAGGGCACGAACAAATCAGGGTAAAGATCTCTTACGGTATCTTCATAGTCCGCTGGTTCATCAAATAAACCTGCATAAACATCGCTAAAATCTAGGCCAGGCGTAAAACTAGGTGTTAGATCAGTTATATCGTCAAACAAATAGCTAAAATCATCATCGTCACCGAACAAATTAGAAACGTCAAAAGAGCCTATACCATAGTTGCTAGGATCATAGGAGTAGTCTAGATCAAACTCGTCAGTTGGATCATACGTAGCTATATCAACTGGTGGTAAATCAGTATCTGTAAAAAGATCGTCTAAAAAACTAAAGTCTACTGCCATAATGTCATCTATATTATCGTTTTTTCTATTCGTTGTCTTGCTTGTTAGAAGCCCCAAAATAAAAAGATATAATAGCACTCGCTAAACCACCGAGGTAGCCTAATACAAGATTTATCAAAGCTTCTGAGTTTTGTTCTGGGGGCTGGATGGTCACTAAGAATATGTAGCCCATAAACCCACCTATTACAGCTATACCTATTACTCTAGCCGTCCAATCTTTGCTAAACCGATTTCTTGCATCTTGTACATCTGCAGTCTCCAATGCAAACAAGTCTATGTCCAGTTTCTTCATCTGCACTTCAAAGTCAGCTTCTACTTTCTTCAATTGTGCCAGTTGTTCAGGACTAGCTGTTTCCATAGCCTTTTGTATCTTCTTTGGCTCAGGATCACATCCTAATACTTCTGAAATCATGTTTGCAGCCATGCCACCCATAGGACCACCTAATGCTGTGCCTATGGTTGGTGCTACTGTTCCTACAAGATTTTTTAATATACCTAGTTTCATTAACACTTCCACCTTCTGCGCGCTTGCCTAATTCTTGAATTAGGATTATTTCTAGTTTTAGCAGAGCTTCTTTTTAATTGACCTAGTGATCTTGCGCAATAAGATTTACGTCTTTTAGCTGCTTTGCTACCTTTCTTAACTTTGCCTGTTACAGCTGTTTTCAGCTTAGAACCAGGATTAGCTTTCCTGTAAGCACGTACGCCTTTTTTAGTCATACCCGCACCTTTCTTGGTAGGGCGATAGTTGCCGCCCTTACCCGTGGTTCTAGGTATTGCTTTAGCTCTTTTTCGTGCCACGTCTTCTTCTCCTAGTTGCTGTTCTTTTTCTGGCTACAGGCTTTTTCTTTTTTACTATAGTACGAACATTAGTAGGTTTACCTCCTGGATTACCTGCTGCTCTTTTTCTTTTTACTGCGCTTTTTCTTTGCGCTGCTGTCATACTTCTAGCTTTCGATCTTGGTACACATTTAGGGTACTTACGCTTACTGCTTTTAGCAGACTTTCTACCGCAGGCTTGAAACTTACCTTTTTTCTTGGGCGCACCAATGTCTACCCAATCTCCTTTAGGTCCTTTTCCAAACCACTCGGTTAGTCCGCCTTTAGGCTTAGCCATTTTTCTTCCTCGCTTTCCTAATAGATTCTTTACCTTTTTTAAATATACTTGCTACTTGTGTTTTACCCATAACTTTAGCTCTTTGTTCCCCAACAGTAAGTATCTGTATTTTTCTTGCAAAAGGTTTTTTAACTTTTTTAACTTTCGCAACTGTGGCTCTTGCATCTGCAGGAGTTGCAAATTTAATAGAAACTGTGTCTTTTGGGTTTTCATCAGTATATAACCTTCTTCCACTACCCTTAGGCTTTTTACCTGTGCCTTTTTTAGGGTCGCGTTTTTTCTTAGGCATTATGCGTATTTACCTCCACGCTTCTTATATGTACGCACTAACCAGCCATTGGCGTACGCAGAAGGATAGACCTTAAATTTCTTTTTAGCCTCAGCTTTTACTCTTGCATATAAAGCAGGGTTAGTAGGCCTAGCTCCACTTTTCTTTTTAGTTTTTCTAGCTGATTTCTTTTTTGCAGTTCTTGTAGCCATTATTTTTTCTTCCTTCTTCTTAGTTTTTGAAAATCTGCTCCTGTAATTTTGTTACGAGGCTTAGCTACTCTAGCTATCTTTTTTTGTTTAGGGGACAATTTTTTTGCCATTGTTTTCTCCTATGATAATTTAGTTTTTTTCTTGCGATTCTTTGGTATTGCACCGCAACCTTTACTTTGTACCGTTGTCATGCCTGGCATAAACACACCGCCAGCTTGCATCTTTCTGGCTGTCCTTGCTGCGTTGGCAAAATCTTGAGCACTTGGCGCACCTTTGGCACCTTTCTTTCTCATTTTTCGTCCTGACTTTCTTTTCTTATGTATATTTTCGTATAGACTCATTATGGTCTCCTTAATCTTTTCTTATAGTTTGACACATTTTTCTTTTTCTTTTTAGTTCTTTTAGCCATTTAACATCATCGTTTGTAGTCTTACTGCTCGATCTCCAACTTGTCTAGCCCACTTACTATCCATCATTTCATCAGCTGCTTTTTCCCAATCTTCTTCTTGCACAGCTGCAAGGTAGTTTTTAAATTTACTAAGTCTAGGATAGCCTAAGTTAAAACACATGTTAGCCATTACACGTTGTCTTGCATCACTTAGATCTCGCCACCATTTCATATTCTTGTCCAACTCTGAACAGACTATATCTACGTCTTGCTCTAAACATTCTCTAACTCTTTCTTCTGATATAGGTGTGCCCATCTTGAGTCCCCACTCTTTGTCTTTTTCTGTTATTAAATGACCTACACCAAAAGTAGGGTATCCAAGATGGTCTCTATAAATCTCATGAATAACACCCTCGTCTAACATAAGTTCTTTTAATAATTGTTCTCTGTCCATTATATTTGTATTGAAGTTGCTCCGTTCGTAGATACCGTAACTTTGCCCAAGGAAGTTACAGCCTCTACGCCAAATTCTCTTCGCTCGTATAAAGCTATCCATTCTTTACCATTCCATAGTTGTAGTTCTTGTGCAGTTAAGTTCCATATAATATCGCCTTGTTGAAATTTATTTTCGTCACGCTGAGTTTCATTTACAGACAAAGTAGAGTCAATGTCTACTTTATTTAAAGACAGCTCTAGGACTCTTACAAGCCTGTTAAAAGTTTCAGGAGATATGTCTCCTATGGCTACTGGTAATTTTGTTTCTAACAGTTTAGCCATTATCTTCTGCCATTTGGTTTTAGATCCATGCGTGTAGCACCTACCCTAAACCCTACTCCTAGTCTAACTTCTACAGAATTATCATCGTCTGATTCTATTCTAAGCACGGCCTGTCTTGCTCTAAGTCTTGTATCTATTTTAGTTGTAGAAGATGTGCAAGTGCTTGTAGTTTCAGTAACAAGACTGTCTCCTGGAAAATCTCTTTGTTTTAAGACAAAATTTATTGTCTGACCTGTGCCACCGTCTCCTGTAAATTTCACGTCAGGTATAATTCTGTTTATTGATTGAAATTGATCTCCGTTACCTAACGCAAAGTCACTAGACTCTATAAACACATTGTCCATTGGAGAACCATCATCATCGTTACCTGTTTCGTGGTTATACAAATATCCTGATGAAGTAGCCATTGGATTATTAAATATGCCTTCATCTATCCATGCGCTTCTATTAAGTTGTCCTATGCTCCAGACTCCTTCTTCATAGTTGTAGATAATGTATCTATCTATAGTAGTTGTGCTACCAGAACAGTAAAACCATCCTACTTCATCAAACTCTTTATTTAAAAATCCAAACGTTTGGAAAGACTGTTCTTCATTAAAGTCGCTAAAGACATAGTTTTGTACACTACAAGGAACATCTTGCACTTGTCCGTTATAGTTATAAAAACCTTTCTTATCCATCCAAAAAATGCCTTTAGGAGAATTTATAGCTGCGTTGGGAGAAATCAAACCAACACCTTCATTAACTAAGTTAACGCCAAAAGTAAAAGGTTGACCTACAAAAGTCATAGAATAAAGAGCGGTATCTGTCCAAACTAAAGTTTCTTGTCTTGCTCTAATAGCTCCTACAATCGATGATCCTGCAGATAATCTAAGAGATCCTGCTGTGTTTGTAGATAACGGCTCCCACTCTGCTACATTTTCTTGGTCACTAAAAGCTATTAACATTGGGTCTAACGTGCCTGTGCGCGAGCTACCTGATATTGGATCAGCTCCAAAACAAATAACGTGTCTGTCTATGTCACTAACTAAGACTTGTAACGCTACTGTAGGTGCTAAGTTTGCTCCTGCTAAATCACTTAATGCTGTAGCTCTAGTAGTGCCTAATGTTCCAGCACTGGTGTCATAATAAAACACGCCACCTGACCTTGGATTGATAAGTAAA